CAAATCTTGCGCGAATCCGCCGAGCGCAAGCAGGAAGCGGAGCAATCGTGGTTGTCGGGTCTCATGCGCGGCTTGGGCAACTACGCCGACGCGGCCAAGGGCATGGCGGCATCCGTCGAAAGGACGGTAACGGGTGCCTTTGAAGGCATGGCCGATGCTTTGACCAACTTCGTCATCACTGGAAAGATGGATTTCAAGAGCCTGGCCGACAGCATCATCCAGGACATGATGCGTATCGCTGTCCAGCAGTCCATTACGGGACCGCTCGCGCGCGCGTTTGGCAGTGTGATCGGCAGCGCCTTCGGGGCAGGAGCGTCTGGCGCGGCGCAAGTCGGTAGCCTGGGCAGTGGTGCGGGCAGCATGTCCGCAGCGTCATGGATGCCGTCAAAGTGGTCATCCGGTGGCTACACGGGCGATGGTGGGAAGTTTCAGCCTGCCGGTATTGTCCACCGCGGCGAAGGCGTACTGAACCAGGACGAAATCCGCGCGCTGGGTGGCGAGGCGGGATTTAACGCGCTGCGCCGGGCGATTCGTGGCCCTGGGCATGCGGCGGGCGGCATGGCCGGACGGCCAGTTTTACCGCCATCGTCCAGTGCCAGTCCACCACAGATCACTATTAATGTGCATGGCGCGCCAGGCCAGCCGGAGGTATCCGCGCGCCGCGATCAACAAGGCAACCTGAACATCGACATGCTTTTCAAACAGCTTGTCGGCAGGATCGCGGGCGACATTCAAGGTGGACAGGGGCCGATAACCCGTGTCATTGATCGCAGGTACGGACTGACACCAATCATGGGGTGAGATATGGCAATTCCTGTTTGGCCGGTGGATTTGCCGCCGTGCCCGCTCATGGATGGATTCGAGCGCCAGCCGCAAGCGCCATTCGAGCGTACCGAGATGGACAGCGGCTTAGCTCGCCATCGGCGTAGGTTCCGGGTATTCCCGATCACGCTGCCGATCCGGTTCGTGCTCGACCGCGCGCAGTACGACGTGTACACCGCGTTTTGCGTAGACACCCTCAAGGGCTACGCCGATTGGTTCATGCTCAAAATCGATGGACCGGGCGGCGTGGCGCTCAAGCGCGTGCGCTGGCTAAAACCCATCCCGACCGAGACCCGGATCGGTGCTGACCATTGGCGCATTACCGGCCAGATTGAAACGCTGAATAACTTCTAACGAGTGCCAATATGTCTCTAGAGCAAGCTTTAAAGGAAGCCTACGCCAGCGCGCCGACTGACCGCGTGATCTTCGACACGCTGGAAGTGCGCCATTCGGCGTTTCGCGACGAGGCGGGTCAACCGACGGCGATTCGCGTGGTCATCGGTTATGAGGACATCTCGGCGTGTCTGGAAGGCGACGCGCCACTGAACCCGGGCGAGTACGTCGATTTCATCGCTGGCGCATTCCGCTTCAAGCTGCCGGGTTTCGAGGAAGGGCAGGTGCCGCAGTTGCAAATCACTATCGACGGGGTAAGCCGTGAAGTCGTGGGTCACATCGAATCTGCGATCAACGAACCCGAGCCGATCTCCATCACGTATAGGCCGTACCTCTCGACAGACTTGAGTAAGCCGCAGATGAACCCACCCGTCACGATGGAATTAACCAAGGTGACGGTAACGGGGGTTTCCGTGTCGGGCACGGCCTCGCTCTCTGACGTGCACAACTGGCCATTCCCGTTTGAAAAATATCTGCCGTCGCGTTTTCCAGGATTGGTGCGATGACAGCTTCCGACGTGAATCGCTACATTGGCTTGCCCTGGAGGCTCGGTGCGCGCGGTCCCGACGCCTACGACTGCTGGGGGCTGCTGCGGCACTGCCGCGCCGTCTACTTCGCGGATAGCATTCCTGATGTTGAATTTGGCGATCAGGCGCGCGCGCTGTACGCGCACAAGATGCGTAGCGGCCAGTGGCGCATTGTATCTGCGCCCGAGCATGGCGACGGCGTGTTGCTGCGCGACGGCAAGGAGCCTCACGTCGGGCTGTACCTGGATTTGGATGGCGGCGGTGTGCTGCACGCGCTTGAAGGCCGCGGCGTGGTGTTTACCGCGCTCGCTGCGCTTAAACCTATCGGCTTTGGCCGACCTACGTTTTACCGAGTGGCGCACCCGTCTACGCTCGCGGTAGGGAAAAACAATCATGCCTGACATCACGATCTGCACAAACCCGTTTCGCCCGCAATTGGATCGGGTAGAGGTTGCCGCGCGCACGGGCGTGCGCCTGGACACAGTGCTGCGCCGCGAGGGGCTAATCGCTGGCCGCGGTCGCCACCTGGTTCGCCGCCATACGTTCGTCGTCCAGCTCAACGGTCAGTGGTTAGTACAGACGCAGTGGGTGCGGCGTCTGCGCGCCGATGATGTTGTGCTGGTGGTCTTGCTGCCCGCTGGCGGCGGCGGCTCAAACCCGCTGCAAATCGTCGCCATGGTTGCTTTGGCGGTTGTGACTGCCGGGGCGGGCGCTTGGGCAGCCGGAGCGTATGCGTCTGCGGCAGGTGTCGCTGCAACCTCCACCAGTGCGCTGATGGTTGGCGCGGGCGTTGCGGCGGCGGTGGCTATTGGCGGCGGCATGCTTTTGTCTGCCCTCTTTCCGCCAGCCAAACCGCCCAGAACCATGGCGCGCGAACAGGCTAGTCCCACGTACACCATCGGCGCGCAGGGCAACACGGCTCGCCTGATGGAGTCCATCCCTGTCCAGTACGGGCGCTACCGGGTCTATCCCGACTTTGCCGCGCAGCCGTATACGGAGCTCGACGGCAACCAGACCTACCTGTACCAACTGTTTTGTTTGGGTCAGGGCGAGTACGACATCGAGGAAATCCGGATTGAGGATACGCCTATCGGCAGCTTCGAGGAAGTCGAATATGAGGTAGTGCGCCCCGGCGGGCTGGTCAAGCTATTCCCGGATAACGTCGCAACTTCCACCACGGTTCAGGGTATCGAACTCAAAGGACCAAACGAAGAGGGGCATGCAGAGGTCGGACCCTTCGTGGCTAACCCGGCGGGCACGCTAACGAATCGGATTGCGGTGGACATCATATTGCCGACGGGTCTTTTCTACGCGAACGACAATGGCGGACTGGATTCGCGCAGCGTGACATGGACAGTCCGGGCGCAAAAGATCGACGATCAGGGTAACGAATTGGGCGTACCCATCACACTGGGTAACGAGACCTACAGCGCGGCGACGAACACGCCGCAGATGAAGACCTACCGATACGATGTGCCGCAAGGGCGGTACCAGGTCAGCGTGATCCGCACGTCCAACAAGGACACGTCGAGTCGAGCCGGTAACACGCTGCAATGGGGCGGGCTGCGCGCTTATCTGCCCTCGCAGCAGTCCTACGGCGATGTGACACTGTTGGCCGTGATCATGCGCGCGACGAATAATCTTAATCAGGCCACCGCCCGGCGCATCAACGTGATCGCCACGCGCAAGCTGCGCACGTGGAACCCGGTAGACGGATGGTCGGCGAACGTGACGGCCACGCGCAACCCGGCATGGGCGCTGGCCGACGTTTGCACGAACACACAATATGGCCGTGGGTTGCCAGACAGCCGGATCAATCTGCACGGGCTGCACCGCCTGGCGCAAATCTGGGAGGCGCGCAGCGATCACTACGATGGCGTGTTCGACACAGCAACCACGCTGTGGGATGCGCTCACGCGCATTGCCCGCGTCGGGCGTGCTATGCCGATGTACTACGCGGGCGTGCTCGACGTGATCCGCAACGAGCCGAAGTCGATCAAGACGCAGATGTACACGCCAGCGAACATCGTCACTTCGACGTTCTCGGTGGACTATGCATTTCCACAACACGATAGTCCCGATCACATCGTCGTCGAGATCATCAACGAAGATACCTGGCAAGCCGACGAGGTGGTGTGTGCCTTGCCCGGCAGTCAAAGGCTGCGTCCGTACCGGCTGCAACTGCCAGGCGTGACGACTCGGGCGCAAGCCTGGCGCGAGGGCATGTCACTGGCAGCCCAGAACCGCGATCAGCGGCGCTTCGTCTCTTTCGAGACCGAGATGGAAGGTCTGATTCCGCGCTACGCGGATTTGGTCGAGATCAGCCACGACGTACCGCAATGGGGCTTATCGGGTTTCATCGAGGCGTACGATCCGACCACGAAAACGCTGACAAGTTCGGAACCGCTGCAATGGTGGCCGAGCGAACACCACTACATTAATTTGCGTCGGCGCGACGGCGCGCCCGCCGGTCCCTACCGGGTTGTGAAGGGCGGGCATGAGCGGGAAATGGTAATCGCCGATCCCATCGACGGCCACAGCATCTATGTTTCAGACGGCCAGGGTGAGGAGTTCACGCACTACCAATTCGGTCCCGGCGAGCGGCGCTCGCTACTTGCCCAGGTCATATCGGCACTGCCCGACGAAAGCGGTCGCGTGACGCTTGAGTTTGTCAACTACGCGCCGTCGGTGCATACGGCAGAGCTCGGCGGTGCGGTACCGCCTGCGCCCCCAGCATCATTGTTGCCAACAAACCCGAATGCGCCCGTCGTGGATTCGGTAACGGTGTATGCCGCAGCGGTTCCCGGCCAGCAGATTGTATCCGCCACGCCAGCGCGCGGCGCTGAACGCTACGAGTTCCGAGCAAGCAGGGATAGCGGCGCGACATGGGTCGATCTGGGCGTGCACCTTTCGCCGACCACTACCGCCACATTGCCCGCAGGGGCGTGGCGCGTACAGGCTCGGGGGCTGGGGGTAATGCCGGGTCCGTGGGCAACGTGGAACGGTAATGTCACCGCGACCATGGCTCCGCCGCCAGCGCTGGTATCACTGACGGCAACACCGAAGATCATGGCGATTCAGTGGGATTGGACGTTGCCGTCGGAGCCGTGGCTGCGCGCGGTCGAGATATGGCAGTCTGCGACACCGCACTTCGGCAACGCCACGTTGTTGGGCGAATTCCGCACATCACAGTTGTCCCACACACAATATGGGCTGGCGTATGGGCATGAGATATGGACGTGGGCGCGCATCCGCGACGAGGCAGATCAGCCGGGTCCATGGTTTCCGAGTAGTGATAGCCCTGGTGTCTACGGCCATCCGAATCAGGATGCCAAGGATTTGCTCGACAACCTGCAAGGCCAGATTGGCGAGGGCGAGCTCGCTACCGGGCTTGTCAAAAGTATCGAAACAGACATCTCGCTTGATCTTTCTCGCCAGATCATCGGCGATCTGGCCGGGGATGGCGTGGGTGATTACACCTGGTTTGCGGGCGACACCGCCGATCATTGGGTAGGCGCTGTAACTCCAACATCAGGTATCACCGATGTCGGAGCAGCACTGCAGACTGAGCAAAGCGCACGTGTCGCGGGCGATGAGGCCAATGCGACTCAGATCAGCACGTTGGTTGCAAATCTGGGCGATACAAATGCCGCACTGCAGACCGAGCAAAGCGCACGCGTCGCTGGCGATGCGGCTAATGCGACTCAGATCAGCACGCTGGTTGCAAATCTGGGCGATACAAACGCAGCAGTGCAGACATCGGCAACGGCCTTGAATACGCTGCAGGGGAATCTGTCAGCGACATGGGGCGTAAAAACTCAGGCGCAAGCCAACGGGCGCGTCACTATGACCGGTATGTCGATGGGCGCATCCATCGGCGAAAACGGACAGCACCGCTCTGAAATCTTGATGATGGCAGACACCATCGCGTTCTTGAATGCGCCGAATGGACAATTGCACATACCGTTCGTGTTCGATGTCGCGAATGATACGGCGATATTAAATAACGCCATGATTGGCAATGCATCTATCACCACGGCCAAGATCAAGAACGGAAACATTACCAGCGCAAAAATCGCCGACGCTGCAATCACCACTGCAAAAATCGGCAATGCCGCAATCAGTAGTGCAAAAATCGCAAATGCTGCAATCACCACTGCGAAAATCGGCGTAGCAGAAATCGACACGCTGCGATTGAAAAACAATTCAGTGACGGTTATGGCATCGGCAACCCTTGGTTCAGTGCACTTGGGTTACTCCAGCTCAGCTTGGCTGAGCCTATCTATGAATATGAATCAGTCGGGGGATGCAATGATTCTTGTGGTGCTTGAGACACCTTATTCTTATTCAGACAGCGTAGCTATTCCTAAGGCAAACATGTATGTGAACGGCCAAAATATTGGGACACTCCCTATGCATACTGTGGTTATGACGACTTCCGGTTATCCAAATGATTGGAGTACCACGGGTTACACCGCAATTATTGTTTCCTCCACGTTCTCGTTCAAGGTTGCATTGGTCGAGGGTTTTAACAACATTCAACTACAGTGGATTAATAACACTTTGGGGATGAATTCACAATCTCGGAAGACTACCCTTCTAGTGCTCGCCGCTATGCGATAAAGGAGAATAGTTTGAAAGTTTCATTCTACGACAGCACTGGTCAGTTTACACAAACGCTTGAGGGCGATGTCGATCTTGTCATTAACCCCACGGCGCAGGTAATCGGCTTGCCGTATGTCGAGGGCGAGTATGGCGCGGATCACTGGTTTCACGACGGCGCGCCGCAACCGCGCCCGGCGTGCACGGCAATACTGGATGGCGCAACGCTACACAACGTCCCGGCCAGCAGCGTAATCACCATCAATGACCAAACCTACGAATGTGAGGAAGGCGGAAGCGTAGACCTGGAGTTCGACCAGCCCGGGACATACCGCATTCGCGTCACCTGCTGGCCATATCTCGATGGGGAGTTTGAGTATGAAAATCCGGCACAGTGAGCCATACGCTCCATTGCGCAGACGGGCATACCCAAGCGTCGGCGAGCAGTTAGACGCCGTACTCAAAATGGCGCAAGCCCTACAGCAACAAGGCATTGCACTACCGGATGAGACGCAAGCGTGGATCTCACAGTGCCAAGAGATCAAGCAGCGCTATGCCAAACAAGCACCAATTCCACGACCGGCTTAAATAACCGGTTTTTTTATATATATCAATCCGAGTGAAAGAGGTACGGAAAAATGGCTGATATGTCCCTTTATAAGGTCGATCTGGAAACGCCCCGACCCAACCCGAACAACCCGCTTGAAGTGCGCAAAGGCGATGCGCCCAAGACGGCTTTCGGGAAGATCAACAACGCGATTGAATTTTTTGGCGAACGCATTGACGGCGCAACCGTCTTCGGCAATGCGCCCCCCAGCCCAACAGTAGCCTATATGTCGTGGATCGACACATCCACAAACCCTGCGCTGCTCAAACGGCGCAGTGCGAATAACAATTCGTGGGTGACGATAGGTCCAGCACTGCAAATAGCTTTGAGCCGGGATATGAGTAATCTGCCCACGCTGACGAACCCTGCGCCTATGCTCACTAAGCTATCTGCCGAGCCACGCTATGTTTCTACCATTGATTTAACCGGGCTTTCTACCGACCGCTACTACCCGGTATGGTGGGCGGCTGGTAGCTCCAGAATGGGTGTACAGCAAATCACCATCGCCCGCAACAGCAATAACGATGCCGCCCTTGATCCCTTTGGTGATGGAAGCACGTCAGTGGCCACACTGTTTCTGGACATGGAACAGACCAACATCCCAAACTCACTCACCAACCCTAACTATTTGCGCGTCAAGAACCTGACGCAAAGTTTCCGCAAAACCGTGCGCAATGTCCGACATACCATGCGTTGTGCCAACGTCCTACCCGCAGACGGCCAATTGACTAACAACGCTTGGACGCAACAAAAAGCTTGCGTCTATCGGAGCGGCTTGTATCTGCGTGGCGGCTTAAGGTATTGGGTCACCAGCAACTATCACGCGTCGCTGAACTATTCAACCGTGGACACGGAAGTGGAAATCTTCGCCAGCAGCGAGTTAGGTACTAAAGGCCGCTGGATGGTGAAATCCTATGACATTAACGATCCGTTTCTGGGGTCGGAGTACGAAAACTTCACAGTCCCTTACAACGATTTTCCCTACCCCGTGTAGCTAACAAGGTCATATCATGCATCTGATCAAAACACTCACCACGCCCGCTGGCCAGCAACTTGTCAACGTTCCCGCAGACTTTGATGTTTTGTTTGAGCTCGGATTCGAGGAGGAATCGATCAAAGTATTCATGCTGCAAGCGCTCGCCGACGAGCTACGAAACCAGCGCGATGCGAGGCTGAAACAGTTTGATGCCATCGTCAGCAACCCATTGCGTTGGGCGGAATTCAGCGCTGAACAACAATCCGAACTGGCCGCATATCGCCAAGCGCTACTCGACGTCCCGCAGCAAGACGGCTTCCCGGCACAGGTTCAATGGCCGGTGATGCCCGACACCTGAACGTTGCCAAGCCATCCGACGCAACCGCCCGCATGGCGCTTGGTGGCACCTACAGGAGGTTTTCACCATGCCACAAAGGATACATATGAGCCCCGACATCACGACACAGGCCGCCAAGTCCGCTCCGCCCGTTTTGGTGTCTCTAATTGCCTTCATCGCGGAATGGAGCCTGAACAACGTTATCGGCGCGGTCACGCTGCTGTATCTGCTGCTGCAAATCGGGTATCTGCTGTGGAGATGGCGCAACGAGCGTAAAGACCGCCGCGCCGCCCGCAAATTGTCCTGAGATCAAAGGAGCACTTCACCATGAAAAAGACCCCGCGTGGCATCCGCAACCACAACCCCGGTAACATCCGCTGGGGGGATCCCTGGCAGGGACTTGTCGTCAAAGCCAAGCGCACCGATACGGCGTTTTGCCAATTTAGCAATGCCGCCTACGGTATCCGGGCGCTGGCGCGTACATTGATCACTTATCAGGACAAGTACGGCATACGCACGATAAGGGACATCGTAACCCGCTGGGCACCGCCCGCTGAAAACGACACCAGCGCCTACATTGACGCCGTTGCGCAGCGCATGCGCATCCCTGTCCAGCACGACGAAAAACCGGATATGCCGCTGGACATGCACCACTACGAAGACCTGTGCGCTGTTGTAGAGGCCATCATCCGCGTCGAAAACGGCATAGGACCGCTAGCCACGGCCAATACCTGGTACGACCAGACAACCATCAACAAGGGTCTGGCGCTGGCCGGGGTGGTGTGCGCCACGCCCACGGCAGCCCGCATCCCAGTCACTAAAGAGACCATAGGCGCAACCGCCACGGGTGGCGCAGGCGTGGCGCAGATTGTGGACGCGCTTACCAGCATCCCTACCGGCACGCTGGCCCAGGCCAACGAACACCTGTCCAGCGGCTCCACACTCAGGCTAGGCATCGGCGTAGCCCTGATTGCCATCGCCGTCTTTATCGCCTGGGGGCAAGTCAAGCGTCACCAGGCCGGGACACTGTAGCCATGCTAGCCCGTCTGCAAAGCGGCCTATTGACTACCGCTGCCGTGCTGCTGGTGTTGTGTGGAGCCTATGCCGCTGGCTCACGCGCCGCCAAACGCGCTGCCGAACTCAAGCAAACCCGCGAACGCCACGCCGCCATGGAGACAGCCCGTGAGATCAAGCAAACCATTGATGCCGTGGACAACGATACTGTGCGCCGTCGCGCTCGTGACTGGGTGCGCGGCAAGTAACGGTAACTACTGCGACATCGCCGCGCCCATCTGGTGGGACAGCGCCGAAGACCTGGACGCTACCCCGGACACCATCGTGCGCCAGATCGTCGAACACAATGAGACGGTGACAGCGTTGTGTGGGGTATGACCAAATAGTGCGGCACAATCCACGTCAGACGTAACGGATAGCCGACATTTCCAAATTTTTTGTTGGTCGTGTCCTAGGGAAAACACTAATTAAATTTATTGAAAAACTATTGCTTTTTTCAAAAAGCATTGTATAATTACCACATGGACGCAACACAAACACCGGATGTCCACCGGCAGCATCCCGAGACGCTGGGAGATTTCGGGACTAAGACAGGAGTAACAAGTCATGCAAACTCAATATGATTACATCACTCGCGACGAGGCTATCCAAGAAGTAGGTTTGGAAGCGGTCATCCGAGCCGAGAACGATAGTGAGGGTGTTGAATTCTCGCACTTCGATCGTTACAAAACCGTGGCATTTTTTACAAGCCACGCACACATAACCGACGATTGTGGCTATAGAACTGTCACTGTGGTCTACGAGCAAGACCCCAAGCTACTTGAGGAGACCGAGGAAAATAAAGACATGACTCCTTGGGAGGTCTTTGAAAGTATGGATTGGGAAATCGCAGGCTACTGGGTAGATTAATCATTCATAGCCCGCTTCGGCGGGCTAACCTACATGAGGTCATCATGAAAACCACAGTAATCATTGCAAAACGTGGCGCGGGTTATATCAGTACCGTCCGTGGTCAATTTGGCGGCGGCCATCAAGGCGCGCGCTGCGGTCTTACCCCTTTTGATGCTGCCGCCAAAGCGGCGGCTCTTATGCTCCAGTACGCCGCAAGCAACCCCGAAGGCGGCAGCCTGATGGCTCCCGATGAGGTTAAATCACTTGTCCCTGAGCATTTGCACGAGATCGCGGGCAATGACCAACCAAGTTAGGAGCCGCATCAAGGCGGCAATCTGGGCGGCTATGGACTGGACAAAATCTAATAGCCAAATTGCAGCAGAGACTGGCAAGGCCTATGACACCGTAGCCAGGCGACGTGTAGCGCTTGGCAAGAGCGGCATGGCGCTACAACGATCACCACGCAAGGATTTGCAACAGCGGATCGCCTGGTTGCAATCCCCTGAAATGCGAGAAAAATCTAAACAGATCCAGCCTCTCGCCACACAAGCCGCCAAGGCCAGCCCAAAGGCCGGGCGCGGCATCGATAATGTCCACGCGGAAGATTGGCACTTGCTATCGCCTACTGGCGACTCGTACAAATTCCGCAACCTGTATGAGTTTGTGCGCGCCCATACGCACCTTTTTTCACCCGATGATGTCGCGTGGAAACGCCAAGGCGGGGGGCGCGGCACAGGCGGAGAATACTGCAATGCCACCGCGGGCATACTCAACATCAAGGGCGGTAAAGCTAAAACCTGGAAAGGATGGAAATTGATATGCGCTGACAGCGCCAAGAAAGATGGCAAAGCATCAAACCGCGGCGGCGCACGGCCCAATTCAGGCCGCAAACCGTCCAGCATCGAGCGCAAACCTACGACCGTGTGGATCTCGCAACAGGAGCGCGAAAAGCTTAAGAAGCTGGGCGGCAGCAAGTGGCTGCAGAAAACGCTGGCTGCTCAATCCTGATTACGGACATGGGGTGTATTTTCAGGCTCAGGGCGCATTTAAGCCCCAAAAATTCTGAAAACCCGCATGAATGCTTGATTTTCGAGTCCGGTCTCGGGCACCACCGTATTGAGATTTGCAAATTCCATAATTTAAAAAACTATAAAAATCATTGGGTTAAGTTTGGTCTCTTCAACCGTCTGGCTGTACCCGCCATCTTCATTCGTGAAATATCTGGGCTAGGGAACCTCTGCAAAACCCGAGCGGAAAGCGGGCGCTGCGGATCGGGATGGGATGCGAGACGCAAACCGCAGGCGTGGCCGTTGCCACGACGAGGATTTGCAACACAGCAGACCGCCCGAGCCCGCAGATGCACGCGGCGCGGCGGGTTTTGCAGAGGTTCCCTAGCTGGAAGCCATGCGGCGTTGCACGACGTCCAGAAGAACCTTCGCGCCTTGAATCAGTTGTTCGTCATCGGTGTGCTCACGCGGGTTGTGGCTGATGCCTCCGCGACTGGGCACAAAAATCATGGCCGACGGGGCGATGCGCGCAATCATCTGCGCATCATGACCAGCACCCGACGTCATGCGCCGATAGCTCAAGCCCATCTTCGTGGCGCAGGCCGCGATTTCGTTGACCAATCCTGCATCGAACACCACGGGCTCGAAGCGCACGAGACGCTCGGTCTCGATCTTCACACCCTCGCGCTGCGCGATATCCGTTAGAAATTCGGCGAGCAGCCTCTCCGCCGCCTGCAGACGGCTTTCGTCGGGATCGCGCAGATCCACAGTGAACGACGCCTTGCACGCAATGACGTTGATGACGTCGGGTTCCAGACGCAGCGAACCTGTCGTCGCCAGCGTGGTGTCCGGGGCTGCGGCAACCACGCACTCGCGTAGAAATGCGACGATGGCGCACGCAACGTAGCCCGCATCGTGGCGTAGCCGGGTTGGTGTCGTGCCGGCATGGTTTGCGCTGCCTTGCACGGT